TAACAGAGGTATCAAGCCATACATAACCATTTACAAGGTTTTCTGTTGGCTCGTTGGGTGAAATCATGTTAACTTCGTAAGAGGCACCGTCAACCTTGCACAACTCAAATGTAACTGCGTCTCCGGCCACAGATGTATATGTGGCTTCAATATTGCCCTTATCTTCTGTGTTCACCGTATTGATATACTTTTTATCTGGCATAACAATAACAAAGGCACCCATTGAAATAAGACTGCGTTCAACTGTTTCTGCAACTGTTGTCAACCCTAAATCGTAGTTTTTACCATTCATTACAAAAATCAAACTACCATTTGACACTGTTACATAACACAGTGCATCCTTTTCAATAAGGCCTACAGGAGTTGTTTCAGTATTACAATATACACCGCGTTGTTTTCTCGGTGAAACAAGCGGATAATATGAAGATGTTAAGTTTTTCATATCATAGAACTCTCCGTCTGATATGCGAAGATTGTGATTGTATCCACCAAAGGTCTCAATAAAATCTCTGCTGACAGAAAGTTCAGGCAAAATTGGAAGACGCATTTTGTATTCTCCTTACCAGTATTTAAATTTTACACTTTTGGTTTTATGAGTTTTGTGATACCAAGTTTCAAAGTCAGAGTACGAGGCGTTATAATTTGTTGCGCTGATATTGTATCTTGTCATTTCTCCGTTAGCGTAATCTATCTTTGATTCAAGATAGTGAATATACAACTCATCATAAGGAAACGGAACAAGAAGTTCTGTTTCTAGTGAGTTGTTGTCGTATCCATTGAATTTTATATTTTCGCCACCTTCGTGAGTGTCGATTATTTTCGATTTAATTTGTCCGTCAAGTACGGAAAGCCATCTTATTTTTTCGGCTTGTGATATAGTGTTCGGTTTTGATTCATCAATTCTGTTAATTGCTTCAATTACTTTCATATTGTTCTCCTTATAAAAAACGAGATACTGTCCCTGCCTTTACTGTGCAGACAGTATCTCGTAAATTATGGTTTATAAAACATTTTGCTGTGCTTTGGTTTGATTTTCAAAAAGTGTCATAAGAGCTTTTTCCTGATTAGTTAAAACTTCAGCGACAAACCAAGGGACATCAACATATACGCCTCTTTTAATCTGATATTTTTTGTCATTTACAGACACAAAAACATCATCTTTCAATTCTTTTGTAAGGTCGAGTTTGACTTTCACCATCCTAACCTTATTTTTTACAGGTGCCGTTGGTGCGGATGCACTTGTTGGTGTTGCAACAGTTGCTGATTGGTCAGGTGTGACCGCTGGTGCTGCAGTACCAACATTTGGGTCAGGTAAAACTGCTGGAGTCTGTGTATTTGTATTGTTTTTAGCCATAAAAATACCTACTTTCTTTTATTGGGTGGGAAGTTTATACATCCCACCCTTTAATTTTATTAGTTTGCTTCTGCAGATTCAGAGTAGCTTGAACAGCTTTCAATACGAACCATATATGATTCAACGAGAATTTCAGCTGTTTTTGTTGCTTTCCAACCTACTGTACTTCTCTGGTCAAGTGGGTCAGCTGTACCGGCAGAGCCACGCTGTTTGATGATTGTCTGAAGACCGCCACCATCAATCTTTGTTTTACCGTAAGCATTTGCACCCAAAATAAGAGTACCGAAAACTGCAAGACCTTCAGGACAAGTTTCGTCCTTATAGATTTTTGCTTCAGTTGTTTCAACAAAGCGTACTTTGTCAATCTTACCGATTTCACCTTCAAAGATGTTTTCAGGAGCAGCATACTTATGTACATCAATCCAGTTAGGGTCGTTTCTCAAATCTTCAGATGCATATGGATGGATGATAGCCACATAGCCACCATCAATCATCGGTGCATTTGCAGCTTTAAGTTTTGTTGCACCTTTTCTGATATCAGCAACTTTAAGAATAGCAGTCTTATCAAGTGTACTTCTTGAAAGAACTTCAGTACCATCTGCTTTGGTTGCAAAAGATACATTAGTACCTGTATGAAGCACATCTCTTGTGATTGTGTCAAGAGTAAGACCTGCCTGATTACCAACAATCTTGATTGCTTCAATAACCACAGGGTCAATTGCAGTCATATCAAGCATATCAGTAAGTTTAACATAGTCACCATACTGTTCAACATGAGCAGTAATAGCTGTTACGCTAAGAGCTTTACCATCAGGTGTTACACCTTCAGTCAATGGCTGTGTTGCCTTTGGAAGAGATGCAAACTTACGGAATTCGATTGATTTACCACCGTTCTTAGGAATATCCCTTTCCTGACCGAACTGGTCGTGAATAAGTGATGGTTGTGCTTCTCTGATGAGAGCTTTGTCATAGAAGGTCTTGTTTTCAACAGAAAGGCCTTCTGAACCTGTTGTGTTGATTACTTCTGCAAATAACTGCAGACATAACATTGCACTGAGTGCATTAATTACTTTTTTTGACATAGTAAAATCTCCTTTTGTTCTTGCAAGGGAGATTTCTATCAAATTTTATTTGGAGAATGAAATCTTTTCTCCATTCATCACCCTTGCAGTATAGTCGTCTAATTCGTTGCGGGTGAGTTGGGACACATCAACTCCGTTTAATGCTGCCCCCTGTGATGAGTTTCCGTTTTCATTCGGTCTTGCACCATTAGCTGCAATAGAATTGGAAAGTTTCTGTTGAGCTTCCTGTGCTGCTTTAGCCATTAATCCTGGTATAATTTCGTCTCTGTGGATTGTTTCGTATGCATCACGAACAGATAATCCCGGAACACACATCATGTCAAAGAATAACTGATTCTGCATTTCTGTATCAAAGTCGAAATTAGGATATAAAGCTTTAAGTGCCTGACCTTCTTCATAACGGGCATTCATACGCCTGTTGAAATCATCTCTTCTTTCTCTTTCAGCTTTTTCTTCGAGAAGAGCAGCTTCGCTCTGACGAACTCTATCGTTTTCGCGTTGCATAGCACGCATTCTTCTCTGCACTTCAACCGGTACATCGTTTTCAAAAGCTTCATCTTCCAAGAACTTATCGTCTGCATCAATAGCCTTGACTAATGATTCATAATCATCCGGTTCACAGCCATAATGCTTACAAAGAATTTGCAATGCAGGACTAAGTTTACTGAGTTTTTCAGTACTGTCGTTTACATTTTTCATTCTGTCCCCGATAATGCCCTTAACTCTGTCGTTGAAAGGTTGTTTGTATTCACCCTTAATGAGTTCTTCAAACTTTGCTGAAAGGTCTTCTGCAGCATTATTTTGTACCCCGGCGTTAGGTACTGCTCCATTTTTAGAGCTACTGCCGTCATTCTGCTGGGCGAATGCAGTTCCATTGTCTGCCCCACTTGCACCTGTGCCATCCGCTCCACTTCCTGCACCTTCTGCAAAAAGTTGTAAGCATAATGCAAGTTTTTCTGTTTTATTCATAAAATTCCTCCTGCCCGTAACGAGGGCGACCCGTAGTTTTTTATTATTAAAAATCCAAATAGGATTAATAACCGAAAGGTTTAACTTCAACATAATCTTTGAAGTTATAATTCAAAATCTTATATCCCGTTTGTGCAACAAGATAAGTATGTATTGCCTCATCAAAAGCGTCTTCAACTGGTCTGCAAGTAACAATCATATTACCGTTCTCACGCTTGATTCTTGGCTTTTGTTTCAATAAACCTCTGCGTTCAAGGTCAAGAACTACCATTGCAACTGTATCAGCAAGAATAGTTGCTGCCGAGCAAACAATATCTTTACCGATTTCTGCGTAACCTGCATGACCTTTTACCGTAAGTTTTATATAATTTGTGTTTGGATTTAAGTCAAATATTGCTTTAATCATATTGTCACCTTAATTAGGAGCAGTTGAATCCGCCACGCGTGTTCTTGCATCCTTCGTTACCTTGCTTTCTTTTGCTTCTCCACCTAATGCTTCCTTATCAGATGCATTTTCTATCGCTCCGGCAGGTGCAACAGGTGCTTGTCCACCCATAGACATCATAATCTGTTGTGTAAGATTAGTTCCGTCAATCTGGTCTAACCGTTGAGCCATCATAAGCATTTGTTGTTGCATCATCATTAACTGCTGATACATAGTGCCATTTGCAGATATTTTCTGCATTATGAATTCTTTACGGTCGAAATCCATCATATCAAGACAAGCAAGTGCTTGGTCTGCAAGTTGTGGATTAAAGAAACCTGCAGTATAGAATTGAATTGCCAATTCATTCTGTGCAAGTTTCGAATATGGACTTTGCTTTTCAGCTGATATTTCAACATCAAACAAAGGCATTCTGTAACCGTAATCAATGCCAAACTCAATTCCTTGATGCTGTGGCTTGATTAAATCATTTGAATATTTTACAAACTCATAATCGCCTTGTTCGCCAAGAATACGAAAGCATCTTGGAACATCATAGAACTGTCTTATGAGCTCAACAACCTGAAGGATAACTTCCTTAAAAGCTATGTATGAATTGCAATTGTTGTCTCTTGAAAGTTTACTTGAAGCTTCCTGAAGAGCAGCAATGGCTGATGCAGCTGTCGCACCACTTGTTGTACCACCTGTTGAAACATCACGGTTTCCAGTTGTCTCTTTAAGCTCTTCGATTTTATTATTCATAACGGTAACGTAAATACCGTTAAGAGCTTTACCGTTTATAGGCATTATTGAGTTTTCAGGATTACCTTCGACCTCAACAAAATCTTTTGTTAAGTCTGCATAATCCTCTGCTTTTATCCCTGTTGATTTTGAAACAAAATGACGTGGTCTTGCATTTGCAATCATATTCTGCATAATCGCCTGACCGCCACGGTCAATATATTCCTGAGCATTCTTACCTATATCAATATAACCAAAACCTGCAGGCGTATTTTTACGAGCATAAAGAACATCGAACACAAATGGATATTTACCGTGTTCATACCAACCTGTAACAGCAGGTGCTTCTTTAATAAAGATTTCTTCTCCTGTTTCTTTATCAATGGCGGTAATAGGCTTTGTTTCATTTTCAGTAGCGTAAAGAATAACATCGTTGACAAATTTACAGTAATGCAAAACAAGTTTATTGTTCTGATATTTCTTGTAATACCAGTCATATACTACA